CGCAAGTGCTTTGCATGGCATGCAGATTCTGTAGGTCACGCAATCGGTGCTGACGTTTCTTCCAACATGCAGTACCACAACGATAAAGATGCCTACTTTGTTCTCAACAAGATGCAGATGAATGCTGCTCTTATTGATGCAAATGGTGTCTTTGAATGTAGCTTGAAGAAGTAAGGAGAGTTCAGAATGGCACTCGTAAAAGCAGACCTTACTTTGGTCAACTATTCAGGCAATGGCTTCCATATTTGGCATTACAAGTCCACTGCTGACGCTCTGAACACAATTGATACAGCCGCTTACTTTAACGGCGCATCAAGCGAGATGAATGTCGGTGATGTGATCTTTATCAATGCCTCAAATGGCTTTGGCATTGCCACTGTTGTTTCAAACTCTGGCGGTGTAGTCGACACTGGCGACATCGTTAGCATGACAACAGATAGCCGTTAATGGCTAAAAAACCTACAATGAAGGCGGCGGCGAAAGCCGCCCCTTCTCCTCAAAAAGAGATTCGTGGTGGCTATGTTCGCAAGCTTGGCCCCAGTGCAAAATTAGGAAAAGGGGCAAGATAATGGAATACAAAATGCCAACTCCAAAGAGTTATGTTGGTAACGACTTTGGGAGCCGTATGGCTAGGTATATCTTGAGCCAAAAAAGAAACTACCGAAATATGGGAAATTATTTAAACCCTATTAGTAAAGAAAGTGCTACAAAAGGTCGTAACAATCCTCGTGGCGCAAAAGGGGCAAGATAATGAAAACTTGTGCGACATGCCCAACCCCCGGCAAATGCCGAGCCGCTGGCAAGTGTCTTAATGCCAAAAAATCCACCAAGACAATGGGAAAAGGTTACGGTAAGTAAATGCCAACGACCCCATCAACCGACATCGAAGTAGCACAGAAAGCAATGGTTCTAATTGGTTTAGAGCCATTGACTTCTTTTACGGACAATACTGATGAAGCGTTGGTTGCCAATACCATTTATGAAGATGTTGTGCGTGACTGTTTGTCACAAACTAACTGGAATTTTGCTACAGGACAAAAGGTCTTATCAAGGCTTGCAGATGAGCCTGTTGGACGTTGGACGTCTGCATACGCACTGCCAACAGAGCCTGAAGTAATTCAAGTTCAAACTGTTACAATCGATGACGTTGTACAACGCTATGACATCTATGAGCGTTATATTTATATAAATGCAGAAGTCGGAGATGAAGTTGTTCTTAACTACATCTTCAGACCCGATACTCAATATTGGCCCCCATCATTTACTATGTGGGTTATATTCCGTTTGGCTTCTGTTCTTGCTCTGGCGGTTACTCGCAAGGGCGATGTAGCAAGCTCATATACTACCTTGGCTGAAACTCAGTTTAGAAGAGCAAAGGCAAGGGATAGCCAGCAAGTAACCACACAAGGTCTTCGCTTGAGCAGATTCCATCGGGCAAGGCTCGGCAATGGCATCTACCAAGACATAGAAGGCACAACGACATGAGAATCGAATGGCCCTCTTACGTCAATTTTACACGAACTTTACTGCTGGTGAGCTAAGTCCATTACTAAGCTCTCGCATCGATTCCGATGCTTACAAAAACGGCGTAAAGACATTAAGGAACTTTAGGATACGTTCTCAGGGCGGCATTACACGCCGTCCCGGGCTTCAGTATCTTCAAAGTCTTAGTAACATTGCGTATCAGACAGAGCCTTATGTTTATGATGAGGACGAGGCTTACATTGTACTGTTTAGCAACGCAAGAGTTGATATTGTTGATGTATCTGACCCTGCTAACATTGCCGATACTATAACGTCATGCCCTTGGACAACGGCAATGATTGGCGAGTTAAAGGTCGCCCAATCTGGCGATACAATGATTATTGTGCATCCAGATATGGCAATGCAGACCTTGACAAGAACTGCCGCAGATACCTTTGCTCTTGCAGATTATGATTTTGACCATGACGGTACAGCGCACTATGAGCCATTTTATAGGTTTGTAGATCCTGCCGTCACAATCACGCCGCAAAACTCGAATACTGGATCTCAAAACTTTACAGCAAGTTCTTCTATATTTAGCAGTGATTGGGTTGGGGAACATATAGAATACACAGATAGCGCTGGTACGGTTGTCCATATAGAAGTGACTGCCTATGTATCAGGAACAGTTATAACAGGAAACTTTAGTTCTGCTGTAGCTAACACAAATGCTAGAGACACTTGGAGAGAGCAGGTGTTCTCTTCTCGTCATGGCTACGCTAGGTCTGTAATTTTCCACGACCAGCGTCTAATTTTTGGCGGCTCAAGAGATCTGCCAAATCATTTATTCTTTTCCAAGGTTGGGGAGTATTATAACTTCGATGTGGGGACAGGTCTTGATGACGAGTCAATCCAAGTGCAGATTGCAGAGAACCAAGTCTCTGAAGTCAAAAGCATGGCATCCTTGCGTCATCTGTCCATATTCACCTCTGAACAGGAGCTTTACGTTCCTACCGTTGATGAACGGCCTCTTACCCCATCTACCATCGCCATTAAAAAGCAAACGTCTTTTGGGTCTGGCAATACTGCTCCTGTTGAGTTTGATGGTGCAATCGTGTTCCTTACCAAATCTAAAGGAGCGATTCGTGAGTTTATCTATTCCGATTTAAGCCAAGCATATAACTCAGATGCTTTGACCATATTGTCTCAGCACTTGATCGTGACGCCAACTTCTTTGGAATCTCAGCGTGAAGCTTCGGATCAGGTTGAGTCTTACCTGTATGCCCTTAATAGCGATGGCACAATTCCGGTATTTGTAAGTATTAGAAAAGAAAAACTTCAAGGCTGGTCTCAATATTCAACAAGCGGAAGCTTTAAGAATATTGTTAATGTGAATAGACGTATCTATGTAATTTGCGAGAGAACTATAGACGGCTCAACATTAACTACTCTGGAGCGGTTCGATAATAATTACAATCTTGACAGTGCCTATAAAGCTACTAGCGGCAGTGCTACTAAAAACTGGACGATTGCTCATCTACCTAACACTGAGGTCGCAGTTAAGAGTGGTAATTATGGCATGGGTACTTTTACTACTGATGGTAGCGGAAACCTCACCCTAACCGAAGCGGTGACATCGGTAGAGATAGGTATAAACTACACCCCGACTATGACGACATTGCCTCCTGAATTTACCCTTCAGGATGGTATAACGGTTGGTCAAAAGCGCAGGATTGTTCGTGCTGTTTTGGATCTTAATGAGACGTTGAGTGTCAAGACAAAAGGCACTAACATCCTAATCAGGCGTGTTACTGATGATTTTTCACAGGAGCCTACAGCTATAACTCAGCGCAAGGAGGTTTATCTTCTTGGCTGGTCTGCTGAAGGAACCGTTACTATTACGCAAGATCAGCCATTGCCGATAACGCTGAATGGAGTCTTGCTGGAGGTTGAGGTCTGATGGGCGTTGAAATGCAAATTGCCTCTGTTGCTTTGACTATGCTTGCCGCCAAGCAACAGAAAAAAGCATATGAGATGGAAGCCAGAGCCTATAAAGAACAAGGCGATATGGCGAAGATACAGGCGAGTCAGCAAGAGACCGAAAGGAACAGACGCTTGCGTCAACAGCTTGCAAGCCTTAGCACATCGATGGCTGGTCAAGGTGTTGCTATTGGCACTTCTGCCTCAAGCGAAGCTTTGCGTATAGATGAGGAAAAACTAGCACTTGCAGATATTGGGTCTATCCGTTTGATGGGAATGTCTCAAAGACGCAGATTCGATCTTAGTGCGGCTTCATCAAGGACAGCAGGTCAGGCGGCAATTATTGGTGGGTTTAGCAAATCTGCCGCAATGGGTTATGATATTCAAACAGGCAAAACCTCAACCAAGAGTACGACATAATGGCTTATCAGAAAACAAGAGGAAGAAGCGTTACTGTTAGCCCTACAGGGATGCCTGACCTTAGTGGTTATAAGCAGTTTGCGGGAACAATTGACAGGCTGTCTGACATGACAATGAGCATTGGCGCGGATATTCGTAGACAAGAGTTCAACGACATGCTCATACAGGCCGAGAAAGAAGGACGTACTGCTGGCGTTAGATACGACAAGGATGGGAATCTTGTCCCTCTAGTTGATACGACATACGCATCTGCTATGAAGGCTTTTGGTACTGAAGAGCAGAGGGTTCTTCAACAGGCATATAAGAAGTCGGCTATTTCGACCTATTCTGCCCAGCTAGCGATTGATGCTGGAAGTGCGGCTGATGTTGCTCTTACGCAGACGCCGACCAATCCAGATGCAATTAATGGTGCCGCAAGAGGTTATCTTGAGAGCCTTCAAGACGATCTTGACCCTGATGTCTTTAATGCTATAGCGCCTAGAGTAAACGCTGAGTTCCAAACTCGTGTTGGTCGTGCAAGAGCTGGCCTTCTTGAGGAGACAAGAAAGAACACGATAGAGACGCATACCACAAGGGTTGGCGACCTCTATAAGAAACTTGGGGTTATTGGAACCGTTGGTGCTGGTAGCGACCCAGAAGCACAAGAAGGCACAAGGCTGATAACTGAAGAGATTATTGGCGAAATAGAAGAATCTTTCGAGACGTTAAAGCTTAACGGCATTACTGAGTCTGAGATTGAGAAAATTCGCCGTACTGGTCAGGCCTCTGTTCAGTTTCAAGCTAGCAAAGGTCAGGTAGAAAAGATTTATTATGACCCAAGTGAGCAAGGCGGATTTGCTAATGCTTTAGCTTTTGCGATTGAGACTGGGAAAGAGTTCGCAGGAGACGAAAGATTCGATTCAAAGCAACTTGAAGACGCAATGATTGCCCATGCAAGAAAGCTAAAAGCAGTCACGGATGCTGGTATAGCGGCGTCTACTCAAAACCAAATTGATGTTGTTGGAACTTATAGCCTAAAAATACAAACAGGCCAAGTCCGAGATGAGAGCGAAATATTATCTCTTCCTATTGACGATCAGAGAATTTCATCTTTGTTGCGTGAGTTTAGAGCTTATGAAAAAGCGGAAGCGTCTGACCAGTTAACCGAACAATCGAGAAGGGATGCGGAACACAAACAGCAGTTTGATGGGCATGTAGCTGATTATATTGACACAACAAGAAGCGATGATGAAAGAACCGTTTCAAGAATTGCCGCAGAAACTATGTATGCAAATGGCTTGATAGACCCAGCGACTTGGAAGTCTTTTGTAGGCACGAGAAATGCTGAAATTAGCAAGCAAATTATGGCCGCTGGGAATGCTGCTTTTGTGACCATTGAGCATGAGATCAGCAAGCAAGGCGGGTATTTGCTTACGCCAGAAGCTCTTGAAAAGATGGAGCCTGAGTTAGTAGCAAAAGGTTTCATTGGTGAGGGCAAAGCCAAAAGCATGTCTCAGTGGAGGTCAATGATAAGAGACTACAAGTCTCGCTATCAAGAATTTGACAAGAAAAGAGCTGAGACTAATAGGGCTCTTGCAAAGGCAAGATCTGGTCAAAATATTAGCCAGAAAGAAAAAGATCTTATTGTTGAACAATTTGCTCCTATGTTGCAACAGGACGATGCTGGCAACGTGTTTGAGCATGCTAATCCTGAAATTGCTGAGCAGAATATGGATCTTGCTGTTGCTTTTAGCGTTAAGTATAGAACGATACACCCAGAGATACTTAGCACACTAAACGGTATTAATGACGCTCAGTTTGATTCTGATTTGTTTGAAAACGCATTGCAGATATACAACAAGATTTACCTAACGATGGCTAAAGGTATCAACCAAGCTGGAACGGCTGGGCTTGGCGTTGGAGATTTGCAAGCCGAAAAGTTTCTTAAAGATGCTGGCGTAGATACGGCTCAATTTAATATTTTACGTTTTGTAGGCGGTAAAATATGGGCAGCCATGCAAAGCGCTTCAGAGTCAACCACCAAAGGCGCTCGCATATCTAATAGCATAAAAGCTACTTTTGGAAGCATTGATGAAGCTATAGAAGCTAACTTTAACAAGTACGTTGCTCCTTCTAGCATTGCTGAAAACGCTCTTAACAATTTTTTTGGGATCTCATGGAGAGATCCTGATGTCCTAAAACAGCTTGACCAGATTAGCGTTGCTGAAGGTGGAGATATAACAGAGGCTTACATCAGGGATCCAAGGTTAAAAACTTATTTGAAGATGGCGGTTCCTTCTATCATGCAAATAAAGAATTACCCTGTGACAGAAGAGGGTATTGGTTTGGCGATTAGGGAAGCTGTTGTCGATGTATCTGATTCTATTGGAGTTAACATTGATGAAGACGGAAACTCTTATGTTGGCTTCAACACATGGTATCAGCATGCCGCCGCAAGCATTGGAGCTAATGTAAGTGTTATTCCTAATAACAGCGTTCAGGAAGCTTTCTTTAGAGAATTAAGGCGTCATGTTCTAAGGCCAGATGTAGCTTACGATCAAAAGATTATTGATATGGTAAAGAATAACGAAGGCACAATTCGAGTTGAGCCAGATGCTGTTTTTGGCAGAGATCAGACATACTCAGCTTGGATCATTGATGAGGAAGGAAACTCAACACCAATCGTCTCAGGCTTTAGATATGACTACAATCGCTCATTTGACAATAAGATCGTGACAACTGCTGTTGCTAGGGTGAAGAACTCTACTATTAAGAAATTCTTTAGCCAGATGAGCCTCCTGACGCCTAGCATTGTTGAGGGGGTCGCAGAAGACATTCTGGAAGACTATGATGAGGAGTCTGGAATGTTCACAGGCGTTGGCGTTCTTGAAAGGCTTAATGGTGCAATTAATGCAGTTAAGCCTGTTGCTGGTTTTGTAAAGCCAAGCGCAGGTGTCATAACGACTCCGACTATTGATGCACAGGACACAAAACTTTTAAGAGACTGGGCAATGGGCAAGTTTAACGATCAGGAATACCTGACTGAGCTAATGAGTATTTACGAATGAGCAATATTGATTGGGACTTCATTCTAAGACAAGAGGGTTTTCGTCTGAAGGGCTATGTTCCTGATGCGAAAAACTCAAAGTCAGGCGTTACAATTGCCAGTGGGTTTGATTTGGGTGCTAGGTCAATCGAGGACTTAAAAGGGCTCCCTGAAAAGCTTATTGAGAAATTGACGCCTTACCTTGGCATCAAGGGAGCTCAAGCAGAAGAGGTTGCTGGCGATCTTTCTGTGAGTGATTCAGAAGCCAAGACAATCAATGAGTTTGCAAAAAAGAAAGAGCTTGGATTGCTCAAGGAAAGGTGGCAGTCAGCTACAGGCAAGTCGTTTGATGATTTGCCAATGCGTGAAGCTACCGTTATTACATCTGTTGCTTTTCAGTATGGAAACCTTGCTACAAAAACACCAAACTTCTGGAATCAAGTTACATCAGGAGATTGGGATTCC